TAGTTAGGATATGGCCGATGAGACATTGAACGTACAGGCGGGCTCGGTGGGAGGCACATCCATGCGCTACCACGAGCTTGCCATCCAAGGCTGGCTTAACAAACTTTTCTTCGTTCGTTTCGGGTATCCCGTTCCAGTTGTATTCGCGTCCCCCATGGACGCGTTCAGCCAATTCCAGAATCTCTGGTCACAGGACTCCAATCCGTTTGCTTACCTGTTTGAACTGAAGGACGAGAAGGGCACTCCGCTGTACGAGCCCTTTCCGTCACCGATGCGCTACCCGATCATTTCTGTATACCGCAAAGGTTGGAAGTATCGCGCTTACCAAAATTTTTCCATTCATCGCTGGCGTCAGATCAACTGGCCCACGGTGAGCGACACTGGTTCAGCAATCTACGGCCCGGTTCAAACTGGAGTTGGGCTCGGCAAGTGTGAATTGGGAAATGTGACGACCTCACGTTTTCCCATGGCGTGGGATTATCGCTTTCAAGTCGACCACTACTGCAACCGCCCAGATACGCAGGCGTTTTTCATCGAGCAGTTGATGCAGGAATTTTGGCGGACTGGCGGTACGCCACAAACGTGGATTCGCGTGCATTATCCCGGCTGGGGCCCGCGCTTAGTGCGCCTTTATCTGGATGGCGATATTGAAAGCCTGACACCGGAGGAGCCGGAGCAGGATAAGAATGTGGAGTTCCGAACGAGCTTCACGGTGGTGCTCGAAGGCTTCGACGTTGATCTCCGTTACGAAATTCTTCCGGCGATGTGGGAACTCGTTTACGGTCAGACCTCCGTCAATCCCACTACGCTGCAACGCAGCTTCCTCTTTTTCGGTTCAGACAACCTGCGACTGGACGACGCCAATCCAACACTCAACAGTCGGCGAAATGTTCCGCCGGACGACCAGTGCCAGATCGAGCTTCGCCAGCAATTGGACAATACGACGCAAGTGATCAGTCCTGAAGGCGGCGCGGATGTGAATCAGTTCGGACAGTTTTCAATCAGCACGACGTGAGCATGTAGTTATATCAAATGCTCGGACTGCCGCACCAACGTATACAGCAGAATGTTCCAGAGGTCGCACGGGATGCATCGTTGACCGCAGTAGTTAAAGCAAGTGAAACAAAAAGCACTTTGAATTAAGTATGGCCAACAACAATCTAACGTTTCCGGGGGTCTACACCACCGTCATTGACCAAAGCTTTTTGCCGACTACGCAAAGTCCGTTTCAGCCGGGTGTGATCGGTGCGGCGACAAAAGGCCCGTTCGATACGCCAACCGTTGTGACCTCGTTGAAGGACTTCGTCCAAAAATTCGGCAATCCATTGGTCACGGAGTACGACGCGAATGGAAATCCCGTTGGCAACGGTTACTTTTTGGCCGACGCGGTTTCGATGTGCGCGCCTTTCTCGAATTCGGTTACGGTTGTGCGCGTTGGCAACCAATACACGGATTTGTCTCTGGCCAATGGCTCAGGCACCGCAGGCAGCTACACGCTGCGCACGTCGGTTGCCCAGTCGCAGCAGTTGAACCCGGTTTCGCCGACGCAGGTTTATCTTCGCGTCAAAGAAGCGGGCAAAGCGACCACGGCCAATGTGTTGGTCATTTCCGCAGGCGGCGGCACGGTCAGCCTTGACCCGACCGGCGACGCGTTACAGGCCAGCTACGATGGCGCAGCTACGATCAGCTTCTCCAATTTCGCGAACGCCGCCAACAACGCCGAAGGCGTCTTGAACGCGTATACGTACGGCACCGATGCGAACAGCGCGGTCGATGCAGCACTGACGCAATTCGGTACGATCAGCGGTACCAAGAATCAATTTCAGTTCACGGTGGCCAGCGCCGGAACTCAAATCGCGGTGGGCTCGGTGTACAAGATTCGTGAGACCAATCGCGCAACAACTTCCGAAATTCGCGTCAAGCAGGTGGTTGGCAACACCATCTTGCTGGAAACCTCGAATCTCACACGTGTGGGTTATCAGGCGCTGCCGTTGCAGGACAACTACACGTCAGCCACGCTGTATCAGGCGACCGGCACAACAGCGTTCCTGCACATGGAAGCGACCGAAGCAGGCGAGTGGGCAAACGGTGCCAATAGCTCGCTGGGATTATTCGTGCAGGTCAGCCCCGGATCAGCGGCAGGCAGCAAGAAATTCAGCATCTTCTGGAACTCCAGCCTTGTCGAAGTGTTCGACAATCTCTCGGACAACCCGCTCATGCCGGACGGCTCGACAGCCAATCCGCTTTATTATCCGAACGCGATCAACGGCGTCAGCCAGTTTATCACGATCACCAACGTGAACGAAATTGGCGGCGGCCAGCTTCTCCATGCGGCCAACACCGTAGCACCGTGGGATGCGAGCTATTACGTTCAGAATTTGTCGGCGACACCGCCTTCGATGCCTGAAGGTGCCGTCAACGCAGGTATCCTGTCCATCAACCCCAGCACGACTGTCGATACTGGCGGCCAGTTCACCGAGGGTCAAAATGGATCGAATCCGCAGGACAGCGACTTTGTCGGCACGCTCAACACGGACGACGATGTGGCGACCGGTTTGCAGGCGTTTTCGAACGATGACGTGAATGTCAACGTGCTCGTTGCGCCGATGGACAAGATCAGCATCACCGTCGAGCAGGAACTGGCGCGCATCGCGGGTCTCGCCAAAGCTCTGGGTCTGGCAGACGTTCCGGCAGGCTTGTCGGCGCGGTCAGCCATCGACTGGCACAACGGCCAAGGCGTTTACGCAGGTCGTGGCCGTATCGACAACTACCGACTGGCGGTGTTCTGGAACTGGATCACCATCGTCGACAATTTCAGCGGCCTCACCAAAATGGTGCCGCCTACGCTCGGCGCGCTGCGCGCTTTGGGCTTCACCTTTACGGCTGACTTCCCGTGGTATGCGGCAGCCGGTCAGCAGCGCGGTCTCATTCCTGAAGCGACCAACATTCAGTTCGCGAAGGTTAGTCAGGATGTGAAGCAGGCGATGTATGGCAATGGCAATTCGGTCAACCCGATCCTGCGCCAGAATGGGCAGATCATGGTTTGGGGTGACCGCACCATGCAGGTGGCCGAGAGCAAGCTGGTTGAGATTCACGTCGTCAACCTCGTTAACAACATCGTCGTTGGATTGGGCAATATCGGACGGCGTTTCGTGTTCGAGCCGAACGACTCACAGCTTTTGACGCTGATCAATCTGGCGTTCAGCCAGTTCTTGGACGGCATCAAAAATCAACGCGGTCTGGAGAATTACAAGCTGGTGATCGACACCACCAATAATACTCCGGCAACGCGGAACCGGCACCAAGTCATCGTTGATCTGGCAATCGTCCCGACCGACGTGGCCGAGACGATCTTCATCAACCTGACTGTGAACGCTTCGGGCGCACAGCTTAACACTGCTACGACATAAAGCTTATGGCACGGATGAACTTCAATAACACGTTTGGTTCTCAGAACTCAAACTTGGACTTGCAACGCGTTGACCTGTGGAAGGTCACGCTTGCGCTCCCGGCGGTACTGGGCATCGACTGGACGGAGAACGTCGAGTTCGCGCTTGAGAAGTTTCCTTTCCCGGAACGCAGCCGGGAAATGATTCAGGTCAAGTACATGCAGCAGACGAACTTTCTCATTGGCGGTGACACGCCGACGCCTGCCATCGAAATTCCTGTGCGTTACGCTTTCGGCCAGCGCACGGCGGAAGCGCTCGAAAAGTGGTTCTGGCTCGTCGCCAACCCGCTCACGGGCGGTGTGGGCCTGACGACTCAGGTGAAGAGCAAGGGCATTATGCGCTGGCAGGTGCCCAACATGCCCCAGTTGGTGGCGGACATTAACAGCGGCGCGAAATCCAGCCAGAACACGTTGCAGGAAGGTCTGACCTACGCGTTGGAAGGCTGCATCATCAAGGGCCTGCGCTTCACGGATGCGGACATGACGCAGAGCGGCGCGGTGAACCTCTTGTTCAATTTGCAGATCGACCGCTACTACCCGCTGGATATTCAGGCCATGCAGGTGGCGGTCTAATGAATCCGTATAAGCACGCTGTTTTGACAATCTGCACACCGGCTGAGCCCGTCCCATTGGATGAGCCGCCGGTGCCTGATTTTGACCTTGGTGTGGCGCTGGTGTGCCCGCAGTGCGGTGGAACCGATCCAGTGGTGCAGATGGTGAATGACGCGAGCGTGGCGAAATGCCCAGACTGCCAGCACGAGTTTACACCACAGCCGATGGAGTCAAAGGCGCGCCAGATCGTCAGTCAGTTGACCGAGCGCCGCCGGTTGCGCCGCCGGGCTGCCATATCTGCTGTGTCAGGCACAGCAAACGGGAGTATGACTCCTGAAAAACGGGCAGCGGTTGAGAAGGAAGCTTTTAATTTGTTGGGCGTATGAACGGCGCTGTGGCCAGAGTTATTGGTGAAGCTGATGCATGGCAAAACGATGCTTTGGCCGAAGCTGAAGATAAGTTCGTCAAGCAGGCCATTGAAATGCTGCATCAGGATTTTATTGCGTTTCGGACGCAAGCTCTGAGATACGGTGGCATTGATTTTCCTGCCTTGACTCCGGCAGAGGCGGAAGAGCGCTGGAAATTGGTGGCAGTTCGAAACGGAATTTGGAAAAGACGGTAAAATGAACGCTTTGGTTGCCAGAGTGACAGGTCAGCTACAAGAAAACACCCAAGATGCTTGGGAGGTTGATGGGCCGTTTCTTGACCAAGCTCTCGAACAGTTGCGGAAGGGGCTCATGGATCGGCTGCGGGAACAAGGCATAACAGGGCCTGAAGCAGATGCGAACTGGTTGCGGGCGAAAAAGGACATCGTCAGAACGTTCAGAACCTTTGCTGGCGATAAGACCGAAGAATACGGCAAGCGCTTGGGAATATGGCGGCGTCCTGATCCTAACCGCGCTTCCTACTCGTGGATGGCAAAAGAATGAGACCAAAAGGCTTAGTCACAATTTCGAGGATCACGTTGGCGGATGGCACTGAAATCCCGACGTGGAAAGCCATTGATTACGGTTGGATCGCCAAGCCGGAAGGACACCAGCCACGTGGCTGGGGGTTGGAGCGACATGAAGTCCCGCTGGGTGAAAATCTTTTCGTTGATCAGGGCCGCCAGATGGTGGCCTACGCTTTCGGCTTTCGTTCTCCGATCCAGAATTACGTTTGCAGCAGCTTTGGCGTTGGTACCGGTACCACGGCGGCCAAAGTGACGGATGTGGCGCTGGAGGCCCCGATTACGCTCAGCAGCGGCCAGACCACTAAAGCGGTCGACACCATAGACTTCCTAAGCCCGTTCGTAGTGCGCGTGGCGTTTACGCTGGGGGTGAATGACGCCAACGGCTACATCATTTCTGAGC